CCGCTGCTACATGGACCGCTCTGTGGTCCTGGAGACGTTCGGCAACGACGACGACTCGCTGTACGGCACGGCAGACGAGCGAAAGAAGGCCATTCTTTCGGCTCCAAAGCCTGCGGACGACGATTCGACGTTCATGAACACGGCCCGGTATTCGGACCAGATCCTGGTTTACGAAGCCACGCACTTGGCGTCTGGTCCTAAGGCAGAAGACGGTCTCCGAGTCATCGCGCTCACGACCGGCACGCTGTCTGCGTCGCCGTGGACGCGCGACAAGAACTTCGGGTTCGGTTTTCTGCGCCTGAACGCTCCGCTGTCGGGCTTCTACGGCCCCGCCATGGCCATCGAGCTTGCCGCCGCCCAGGACGAGTACGACCGGCTCAGCGAGAAGATCCAGGTCGCTCACAATTTGATGGGCGGCAGCCACATTATGGTCCAGTCGGGCACCCTTGGTAAGACCAAGGTCGACAACGACGTCGGCACCATCATCGAATACTCCGGGCAAGCGCCGCAGGTCTTTAATCCGCAGCCTGTCCACCCGGACACGTACGCGTACAAGGACATGATCGCGCAGAACATGCTCCGATACGAAGGTATCTCCGAGCTTTCTGCGCAGTCCGTGCTCCCAGCAGGCCTTCGCCAGGCTTCGGGCAAGGCGCTTTCTGTCTACGATGACATGGAAGACGCTCGGTTCCGCGTTGCTCACGAATCTGTTCGCCAATTCCACGTCGACATCGGCTGGCTCATCATCGATGCCTGCGAAGAGGCGTCCGAGGCTGGCGAGCAGGTGGAGATTCTCGCCCCTGGGCAAGGCGCTCTTGAGCGCATCAACTGGAAAGACGTCCAGATGGACCGCAAGGAGTACACGCTCCGCTGCGAGCCCATCTCCGCGCTGTCTCAGACCAAAGCGGCCATGTTCCAGGAAGTCATGGAGCTGGTTGACCGCAAGATTATCCAGGATCGCTCTGTCGTAGCGCGTCTTCTCAACATCCCGGACATCGAGGCTGAGCGAGACCTCGAAACGGCGGACGTGGACGTCGTCGACAAGACCTGTTCGCTCATTCTCCGAGACATGCCGTACCCGGACCCGGATAAGCGGCTGAAACTCGACGTGGCCTACGACCGCGCACGCAAGCACTACAACAAGGCTCGCGTGGATGGCGTGTCGGACGACCGCATTGCGGCGCTCGACGAGTACCTCAACAAGATTGAGGGCTTGATTGCTCAGATGCAGGCGGAAGCCCAAGAGCAGCAAGCCCAGGCGCAGGCACAGCAAGCGCCTCAAGAAGCACCGCAGGGTCAAGCCCCTGCACCACCTGTGGGAGAACCAAATGTCTGATGATCTTGTGAGCAAGATGAAGGCGGCTGCTGATGCCGCCATCCAAAGCGCAACCCCTGAGAACTCGAACGACGGCGAGGCGGAAGCCGCTGTGGAAGAGACGGTTGAAGCCGCCTCGGAGCAGGATGAGGCTGCCGTCGAGGAGCCTTCTGAAGGTACGGAAGAGGACTCCGAGGAGACCGAGGTCGAGGCTGCTGCGCCCGACGAGTCGGACGATGACGAGGATGCAGCCGACCAGATCCTCGCTGTGCGTCAGGCTGCGGAGCGCAAGGTGCGTTCTGCTGAAGCCAAGGTCCGCGAGCTTGAGATGAAGCTCCAGCGTGCTGGAGAGTACGTCGAGCAGTCCAAGAAGCAGATTGTCGACGAGATCTTCAAGAAGCTCCGTCGAGCTCCCGCGCGCACGTTCCAAGAGTTCGGCTTCGAGTTCCAGGACTTGATCGACGCGGGTATGCGCGAGGGTCAGTTCTCCGATGGTCCGATGAACGAGATTGATGAGCTTCGCCAAGAGATGCGAGCCATCAAGGAAGAGCGCGAGCGTGCCCGCGAAGAGCAAGAGCATCGCGCGTCGCAGCAGCAGATGGCGTCTGCAAAGCAGAGCTTCCTCGGTCTTGTCAGCAAGAACGACTTCCCGACGCTGTACAACATGTTCCAGGACAGCCCAGGCGATCTTTGGAACGAGGCCCTCGCGATTGCCGAGAGCCATGCCGAGCGGACGGGCAACCCGCCAAGCGATATCCAGGTCGTGAAGCATCTGGAGCAAAAGTACGCAGCCAAGCTGAAGCGCCTTGGTGTTGCATCTGCTCCTGCCGCGTCTGCCGCGCCTAAGAAGGCGATGGCGAAGACGCTCTCAACTAAGGCTGCCAGCGAAACGCGGACTGCTGGCAAGCCCTTTGGACAGCTCGATGCCGACCAGCAGAAAGCTGCCCTTCTGGCCGCAGTCAAAAAAGCAACCACGCAAGCAGCTAACTAAGGAGTCGAATCATGGCATACACCAATCCAACCTACGGCGCAGTTCAGGCAATCCTCAAGACGAAGTACCCGGATGGAGCGATCCCCCAGGCGCTTTACAAGAACTTCCCGCTTCTCGCCCTCGTTAAGAAGACCACGAACTTCGACGGCGACTTCCGCGTTGTGGCGCTCCAGAACGAGCGTCCGCAGGGTTCGTCGTCGAGCTTTGCCGTTGCTCAAGGCGTTGCAAAGTCCGGCCTCAATGGTGGCGGCGGTTCGTACCAGCGTTTCCAGGTCTACCGTACGCGCCACTACGGCCTCCTCCGTATGGATGGCGAGACCATGAAGGCTGCCGTGCGCACCTCTGGTGCGCTCGTCGACCTCTGGAACAACGAGACGGACGGCATCTCGACGAACGAGCTTCAGGAGCTTGAGTTCCAGCTTTTTGGAGATGGCACTGGTACGCGTGGCATCATCCTGAGCCGCACGGCGACGACCTTCTCGTTGGCGACCCCTGCTGACGCGGTCAACTTCCAGCTCGGCATGAAGCTCGACTTCTTCGCCGCGACTCCGACCCCGACGACGGCGCGCGCCACGTCGCCTGTTACGACCGATGCTGGCAACGGTGTCTACGTTTCGGGCATCAACCGTCAGACCGGCGTCATCACCGTCCAGGGTGTTGGCGGCACTGTCGACCTCACCGCTGGTTCGATTGCCGCGACCGACCGCGTGACGCGTTCGGGCGATGGTCCTACGACCGCTGTCGGTACTGCATCGTCGGGATCTGCATCGGGCACCCTTGCTGGCATTCAGTCGTGGATTACGACTCCGGCTGCTGGCGATAACTTCTGGGGCTTGAACCGCACGGCTGACCCTGTCCGCCTTGCCGGCCAGGTTCTCTCTGTTTCGGGTCTTCCGATGAACGAAGCCCTCATGGAGGGCGAGGCTCGCGTGCTCGTGCAGGGCGTTGGTTCGCCCGACACGATCCTCGTGAACCCGCTCGACCTCCAGAACCTCAAGAAGGCTCTCGGTTCGGATATCGTCTACGACCGCGTTGTCAGCAACATCGCTGGTATCTCGTTCAAGAGCATCCAGTACGACGGCGCGAACGGTCCAATGAGCATTGTCTCTGACCCGTTCTGCCCGCGCAACAAGGCGTTCATGCTCCAGATGCCGTCGTGGGAACTCTCGACGCTCGGCGCTGCCCCGCAGATGCTCGACTGGGATAACAACGACTACCTCCGCGTGAACGACAACGACCAGTACGAGGTTCGCTTCGGTCACTACGGTCAGTTCCTCTGCAACAACCCTGGTGCCAACATCATCCTCACCAACTTCGGTGCGTGATTGGCCTAGGCAGGGACGGTGCTCGCCGATAAAGCGGGTGCCGTCCTTGTCTACCCTGTGAAAGGAAGACCAACATGGCTCTGAATCGCTATCTCTACCCGCAGAAGAGCACGAACATCGTCCAACAGGTGGCGCTCTCGACGCGCGTCAACCTGAGCGGATCTGGTGTTCCAGGCGCTATCGTAGTGGGCCAGGGCATCACCGTCGCTCAGACGGCGAACCCCGGCGAATACACTGTTACTCTCGACAATGCGTCGACGGTGTCATCGGTCGTCAACGTCATGGCGCAGTATATTTGCGCGTGGGATCCGACTAAGTTTACCTGCTTCACGGTCGTGGCCGTCTCGACCACTGGCTGCACCATCCAGGCATACCGTGCGGACACGGGCGTGGCTGGAGCGGTCAACGTGGCGGGCACGCTCTCGATCGAACTCATCTGCTCGCTAAGCTCGGTGCCAGCGTGATGAAGGGCAAGAACGGCATGGCTCTGATGATTGCCATCGGCAAGAAGAAGCCAGGCATGGGTGGTGGTGAGGAAGACGGACCTCCGTCGTCCAAGCCTTCGCTCGGTGATGGCGAGGACTACTCCATGGAGCTTGAGACCATGGCCAAGTCCTTCTTCGAGGCGGGCATGAAGGGCAAGTACGGGAAGGCCGCGCGCATCTTCCAAGAGATGCACAAGTCCTGTGCAGAAGACAGCGGCGGCGACTACGAAGAAGAGGATTGAAGCATGGCATACTCGCGGACGCTATCTGAGCTGGAAACCGCCGTTCGGCGTGAAGCCGACATGGTGAACTCGACGTTCGTAACGTCCGATGAGGTGCGTGCTTACATCAACCAATCTTGGGCTGAACTCTACGATCGTATCGTATTGTTCGATCAGGAGTACCTCCTGCGCTACGTGGAGATTCCCTCCTCTGGCGCAGGAGTGTACGACATCCTGAATGCTGGCAAGACCGGCATTGTTGTAAACATTACCCTTACCGCTGGCGGCACTGGCTACTCGGTCGGTGAGGTTGTCGAGCTTTCCAGCGCCAATACGCCGAGCACGTTGGCTACGGCCACGGTGGCCAGCATCAACGCGATGACTGGGCAGATCCTGTCGATCACGCTTACGAGCGCAGGTGCTGGGTATTGGCTGTCTTCGCTTACGTCGAACACGCTGACGCTGAACTGCGTCTCCGGCTCTTCTGGCATCAATGGTCAGGTGAGCGCGTACATCGACAGCGACTTCTACAAGTGCAAGGGCGTCTGGATCTCTGGTGGAGGTTCTGGCTCGACGTCGTCCTG